CTAATAAGCCTTGGCACATTTTAAGTTGGCCAGGTAATCGACTATACAGTTGGGAGCCTTCAGGGTATGAAGCACCCCTAGTAGGCAGACAATTCAGTTATGGAATTTTAGATTGTTGTACATTACTTAGAGATTATTACAAAAAAGAGCTAAATATCGATTTTGAATGTTCCAGTGGTCAAGATGGCTGGTGGGATAAAGGCGAGAACCGATATTTAGAAAACTATGAAGAACAAGGTTTTGTTAAGATACTTGATGAAAATGATATTAAAAAATATGATGTCTTTTTAATAAAATTAATTTCACCTGTACCAAACCATGCCGCAGTTTTTATCGGAAACGATAGAATTTTACACCACGTACACGGTAGACTATCCAATAGAGAAATCTATGGTGGATATTGGAGAAAACATACCACGCACCATTTAAGGCACAAATCATTATGTTAAAGAAAGTAACACTTTACGGAGAATTAGCAGAAAAGTATGGTAAGGACTGGTCCTTAGATGTAAACTCGCCTGGAGAAGCTTTCAAAGCACTTGACGTTAATAATATAGGATTCAGACAGTTCGTAGCTTCTTCAGAAGAACGAGGTGTTGGGTATAAAGTAATAGTAGGAAAGTCTTATATTAATGACTATTCTGAACTAGGACACCCTTCTGGGCGTCAAGAAATTAAAATAATACCTGTAATACTTGGAGCAAAAAGTAAAGGCCTAGGCATGGTTCTTATGGGAGTAGCTATTATTGCAGGTGTAGGACTTTACTATCAATATGCTATGAA